TAAGCCCGCTGATACTCGGCGATGCTGTCCTTGTTCGCTTCACGATAAGCCCGCTGCTTCTCGGCGATGCTGTCCTTGTTCGCTTCACGATAAGCCCGCTGATACTCGGCGATGCGACGTCTTCTGGTATCTTTTCTTAAAATGGTGATTTCGGCATCTCTCCTGCGCGATGCCGCCAGCTCATCATTCGTCCATCGGAAATCTCGCTCGATCTCCTCGTCCGCCCGACGCATTACTTCTATTTCCTCCTGAGTGAAGTTCATCGTCTGCACCCCCTGTCGATAAACGGCAGCAGGTCATACAGCACCTTGCACACCGCGCACGCGCCGATGACGGCGAGACCCGTGGTGAAGTCGCAGCCGTTGAGCGCGATCACCGTAGCGGCGATGCTGCCGAAAAACAACGTGTCGATCATTTCGCGCCTCCGATCAGCATGAGCTTTTCCGCGTCCGTGAATTGCAAAACTCGGTCAAGCTCCCAAATTTCCTCTAACGTCCAGCGGGAACGCCCCGCCATTCTGTTGCAAATTTGCGTTTCCGACAAGCCGATTTCCTCGCCCAGCTCCTTGCCGGTACGAATTAACGCCCGTCCCATCGCGCCGCGCACGGCTCGCTCAAGGTCGTTTCGCCGTCGCGTTAACTGTTGTGGCTTTAGCATCTTGCCTTTTCCTTCCTCTCGTGCTACAATAAGCACGGACACAATATCTTGTGGTGAGATTTGTCCCACCTGCCCCGCTCGATGCTGCAACATTGGGCGGGGCATTTTTTACTGCCCATCGCTGGATTCAAACAGCTCGTCCACGGTCACGCCGTACATCTTCGCCAGCTTCTTGTGGTACTTCCGCAACGGCCGCCAGTCGCCAAGCTCCCAGTGCGTCACGCAGGATAGGTCAACATTCAGTTTCTTTGCCACCTGTGCGCGGGTCAGTCCGGAGCGTTCTCGTAGCTCTCTCAATGTCAAAATTTGCGTCCTCCCTTCATTGTGAGTTATCATTGACTGCGGCGGGGAGATTTGCTATACTGCCGTTAGCCCTCTGTGGCAATCTCAAGGAGGTGGTTTCCATGACCAACCTTTTGACTTTGCCCGTTCCAGACCAAAGAAACGGCGCGATGCGATAGGGCAAGGGGCAGAACTAGAACTGCCAAAGTGAGCGACGCGTCCATAGAAGCGCAAGTTTGTTTTGCGTCAGGGCGGCATTGCCGAGCCGATGGGAAGTAATTCATCAATTCGGACGGATGCAAAGCAAAGCGTCCGACCATCCTGTGCAGCGCGTTCTGGTAAACAAATCTGGGGGAAAAGCATCCGTGAACAGACCACGGGTGCTTTTCTTTTCCCCGCCGCAGTCAACGCCCGCCGAAACCTCATAAACATGAGAAATCACACTTGACACTGCCCGGAAAGCGTATTACAATGAAATCGCCAAAAGACATTGCAAAAGCCGCTTTTATGGGGGGCTGGTTTTTGTGTACCCTTTTTTCGGTTGGCATGGTTATATGATACCTCACTTTATGGGGTAAGTCAATACTTGATACCCCATTTTTTGGGTTTTGGCGAAACCCACAAATTGAGGTGTGCGTTTTGATAAGATATGATAGAATTCAAGAGCTTGTGAATCTTTGCGGGAAAAAGAAAAGCTTCCTTAGTGAAGCAATGGGGTTCTCGTCGAGATATTTAATTGATGCCAAAAAGCAAAACACAAATATCGCCGATGAACCGTTGCAAATTCTCGCAAAAGAACTTAAAACCACGCCTGAATACCTCCGTGGCGAAACGGATGACCCGGGCATAAAAGGAGCCCCCGATCCGAAGACCGAGGGCGAGGATGCGCTGGATATAGAGTTGAGGAAGATTTGGGATTCTTCCGATCTTGACGATCGGAAAGCAATACTCGAATACGCTCATTTTATTAAAGGCAGGAAGGCGAAATGAACGTCTCTGTCAATATCCCATTTGAGCATATCAGTCTTAATAAAAACGAAAAAGATTTGCTTCCTCGCATTGTGGCAAAGCCAGAATATGCAACAGATGAAAGTTTCGGCCCAGCAGAAAGATTGCAGCATTACGGGCTTGCTTATATTACGGTTAGCGGTAATGCAAATGCGCCGAAACTTAAAGATGGTGCGACATATCTCGTTAGGAAGTCAGATAAAGGTGTCGATTTTCTGGCGTATATCAACCAGAAAGATAAAGAAGAATCTGATGCAAAGATGCACGACTGGAAAATAGCCCTGATATCGGGTCTTTCCGGCGCGTTGATCTCAGAAGCTATCAAGTGGTTTGCGTCACTTCTCTGGGGGTAAAGTCCCCACACTGCGCTTCCATCTTCTTTTTGCAAACGACAACGCAAACGCCGGACGAATTGACCGTGACCGCTGCGTGCTCGCACACATCGCAGGAGCAAGTAACCGGGGTTTCGTCCTGCATCCTGTATTTGATGTTGCGCAGCTCGCGCATGATCTCCCTCATTGATTCGGAGAACTCTTTTTCAGATACAAACATTTTTGCGCTCCTTCCACATACTCAGCAGCTCTAATTTTTCTTCACGCGAAAGCTCTGACAGCAGTTTCGTAAATTCAGAATCCATTGTATCATGGATAAGATCGATACTTGTATGTACCTGTTCGTTCATCCGTTCCATCCTCCGTTCAAGTTCATGCTACAAAACAGGTGTTCTATCACACGACTTAATATAGCACTTTCGTTCTATTTTTGCAACTACAAGATATGGGGCGATTATTGACCCATATCTCTATTTTAAAAAGGTGGTGAACTTGACATGGCGAAAAAGTCCCTTAAAATTCCCGGCTTGTCTTTTAGCTGGAAGCGGGCACTTGGAATCACGAAAGCAAAACAGAAAATCGCAAAGGCTACCGGCATTCCTATGTCAAAGGCAGGTCGCCAACGTAAGGTTGGGAAAATGCTTGGCATAAAATAATTTAGACCGGCCCCGCCGCCCTCTGCAACAAACGGCGGGGCCTTTTTGCAGCCAGCGGGAAGCGGTCGCCGCTGCTTGTTTTGACCATACTCCGCTTTACCAAACTACTTCAATACCAAGACCTTGCAATAAGACAGCGCTCGACGCAGTTCGACAACCCCTCATCTTACGACTTCGCGGCGCGAAAATCGGAGAAATTAAGGTGGCGTAAATGAACATTCAAGAAGTGTGCAGAATCCGTAAAGAAGAATTGAAACTAACATATCAGGACATTTCCGATGCTTCCGGCGTACCGCTGTCCACCGTGCAGAACTTCTTTTCCAAGTTTTCTAAATCTCCGTCGATTTACACCGTCGCGCCGATCTGTAAGGCACTGGGAATATCCATTGACGAAATATTCGGAATTTCCGAACACTTGACGCCGACCGAGGAAACTTTACAAGCGCGCAACGATGAGTTGGAACGCCACGTTGATGCGAAAGCAGACATGATCGAGATCATGCGGCGCGGAGTGCGTATCCGCAACGTTGTGATTGCTCTAATGTTTGTCATTATCGTTCTGCTGGCCGCGTGGTGCTTGTACATTGATTGGAGGGGGATCTGATGAAGATACCAAAAGCAAAACTACTACCGTCCGGCAACTGGAATGTCAGCGTCATGGTAGACGGAAAACGCGTGTCCGTCACAGCCCCTACCAAGCGGCAGGCGGAGAATGAAGCTGCCGCGTTAAAGTCCGGCGCGAAGTCTGCCGCTCGTGCGTCTGAGCGCACAGTCGGTGATGCTATCGACCGATACATCGACAGCAAGGACGCAATACTCTCCCCCTCCACCGTCAACGGTTACAGAAAACTACGCAAGGTGGTTTTCCCGGAACTGATGAGCGTTAAGTTCTCTGCGTTGACGCAGGATCGCGTGCAGCGTGCTGTGAATAAGATGGCACGGGAAAAGTCCCCTAAGTACGTCCGCAACGCTTACGGCCTATTCACGGCGGCAATGTCGGAGGAATGCCCGGATAAAGTGTTCCGCGTATCACTCCCTCAGAAGGAAGTGCCAAAAATCAAAATCCCTACCATGGGCGAGATTAGAATTCTGCACGAAGACTGCAAGGGCACGAACTTTGAATTGCCTTTCCTTCTGGCTGTCTGGCTCGGCCTCCGTACATCGGAGATCAGAGGTCTAACGTGGGATTGCCTTGACGGCGATATTCTGACGATCAAGCAGGCAATGGTAGACGGTGAGGACGGCCCGCAGCTCAAGCAGCCAAAAACCTACAGTGGCAACCGCAAGCTAAAAGTGCCGCCGTATATTATGGGGCTGCTTGACGCAACACCGCGAACAGATGAGTATATTGTCCACGCAACACGGAACGTGCTGTATAAGCATCTGCAACGCGCATGCGCCCGCTGTGGAGTTTCGCCGTTCCGCTTCCACGATCTTCGGCATGTAAACGCATCGGTCATGCTCAGGCTCAATGTCCCGGACAAATACGCAATGGAGCGCATGGGGCATTCCACAAACAACATGCTTAAAAACGTATATCAACACACCATGGATGATAAAGCCGTAGCAGTGGCAGATGCCGTTGACGGCTTTTTTGAATCCGAATTTCATCTGTAATTTCATCTGCAATTCATCTGCAAAAGCACTGTTTTAAGCGCACTTAACTTGCAAATATCGCAAGTAATGCGTAAACAGGCAAGCCGAAAAACCCTTGAAAATACAAGAAAAACCCCGCAGCCGTTGAGACTGCGAGGTTTTTTCATTGGTGGAGGCGGCGGGAGTCGAACCCGCAACCGAAACAGTAAAAGCATTGATATTACACGGTTTTTTGACTCGCGTCTGTAATTCCATCTGCAATTTATTTTTCCAGTTTGCGCATGACGCTATTATAGACGCGCTCGTTCACGATTTTCAAACTGTCCATCAGCTCATCCATGATCTCCCACGCCTTGTCCGGCGGAACATCTGCCACTGCGCGCAGGAAATCGCTGTCGCCGTATGTTTCGACGTTGACTGGCGCGGGTGCCGCGGAATATGCCATTGGCAAAGCCCTCTCTCTGCTGCCGCTTTGCTGGTCGCGGATGGCATACAGCACGGCAAGGCGCTCATAGTTTTTCCAGCTCGATTCTTCCGTCTCGAGGCGAGCTATCCAGCGATTGACCTCATTCTCGTCGACCATAGGGGTGCACCCCCTTTAGCCCTCAATCGTGTCCATGCAGCGCAAAATGGCTCTGCCGATGCGATTGCGGCGAGGAACGCGTCGTGACTGCCAGCAATCTCCGTCGGGGTGTCAGTACGTCATGCGGCCATACCCGGGGCGAAAATCACCGAAAGAATCTGATTGGACAACGCTTTGGGCGGTTGACTGTGACGCGTTATGTGCGCTATTCTTCGACCGCGAATAGCTCAATATGGCGGTGCCGTTGTGATTGCGGCAAAGAGACCGACGTATCGGGCAGGAATCTTATGACCGGGCATACCACGTCCTGCGGCTGTGCTATGGCAGAGGCCCAGCAATCCCCAGCCGCTCGAGTTAAGGCGCTGCTGGAATCCCCGTTGACAGGGCCATATGAGACCAATATCCGCGCAAAATGGTATCGAGTATCAGACGGTGCTCGTGAGTGGGAGATCAAAAACTTATCGAAATTTGTCAGAGATCATGTGGAGCTGTTTGGCATTGACCCAGAGGATAAGTATGAGGCCAAGCGTACGGCCAAGATGCTGTATGGCGCGTCATACAATCACTGTCGGTGGCACGGATGGACGGTCATCCAGCTTGAACCGAACGACTACAAAGAGAGCACCGATTAACCTCGGTGCTCTCTTTGTCCGTCTGCGATTTTTTTGTATGCCCGCCTGCGGCAGCGGTTGACCGCCTCCGGCGACAGGTGCAGCGCCTCGCACACTTGCGCGTAGCTCTTGCGCCTCACGTCGCACTCGATGAGGCATGCCATCTCATCGGGAGGCAGGTCATAGGATTGGATGTAAGCTATAGCCCTGCGCGGGGCCATAGAGGATAATTGCGCGCGGATCGCTCGGTGCTGCTTGTCCATGCTGTGCACCGGGGCTTGCAGAGCGCTCACGCGAGGGGAGACGTTGCAGGTCTCCCGCCCGTTTCCCTTTCCGTGCCCGATTAGGGCACCGTTATTTTGCCGCTCTCTGGATCATCGTCACGACTTCCTGCCGCGTGATGAATCTCTGCGGCGCGCTGCCGTCCGTGATGCCCGCCGCCTTTGCCGCCGCCCAGTCCTTCGCCGCCCACGTGGAGACGGGCTTGGTGCCGAGCTGTGCCAAATAGCTGTCCATCATCTTGTTAAATGTTGCCTGATCCATGTACTCCTCCATTTCCGGCGGATACTTGCCCGCCAAGATCATGCGCCCTGTGTATCGCATATGGTCGTCCCATTGAAAATGCGGCTTGTCCGGGAATTTCTTCCAGTCGCCGCCCCACGAAAACCCGACCTGTTTTCCGATCTGCCCGCAGCGGGCGAAGAACGACGGATCGTCGTACTCATGCCCCTTGACGTTTTTGCAGATGTCGAACGCAAGCCCAGCCTTGACGCCGTGGAACGTCGGGCGCGTCGCGGTCTTTGCCGCGTAGCCGTTCGCGGCAAGATAGCGCTGATACTCGTCGTCTCTGACCGTTTCCGTCACCAGAACCGGAAGCCCCGCCTCCTTGCAGAGGCCGAGGAAGATGACGCAGTTTGCGCGCACGTCCGCCCGCAGGTCAGCAATGTCCCTACTGTGATACATCGCCGTGCTCCTTTTTGTAGTTGGCGCTGGACACGCCGATGAGCGCGCCGATAAACAGTGCCACGGCGCTGATGGTGGTCGTGACTTGCTCTACATACCCCCAGCCCCAAACGCCCGCCAGCGCGGCGTACAGTCCAGAACACGCGGGCAGCACGATCAGCACGAGCCACTTGAGCACATCGTACACCTTGTTGCTCATTTCAAACTTCATTGTCTTTCTCCTTTCGTTTCCGTCCAACGATAATTTCTACCAGTGTCAAAAGCCCAGTAAAGGCTTCGATGATGCCGCCCGTACCCAGCAGGTACGGGAAGATGTTGTCCCACTGCCACCCCTTGATGCTGTAAAAGATGACCGTGTAGATCACAAAAGCGGCGATGAAAATGCCAACGATAATCAAAATGATGTTTCTCGTTCGCAATTTCGATGCCTTTTTGATAAGGCGCTTCATCCGACCGCCCCACTCAGCAGCCACGCGATAAACGCGCCCGCCAGCGCCGCGAGAGCCTTGTCGACCAGCCCGTCCCACCGTTTCCCCGCCTTGCCCGTGATGGCTTTCACGTCCTCTTTGATCTCCTTGACGTCTCCCTCGACGGCCTCCTGCTTGGTTGCCAGCACCTCGACCGACGTTGCCAGCCTGTCAAGCGCCGTTTGGTGCTCCTTCAGCTCGTTGATGCGGTGCGTATTGCTCTTGCATCGGCTTTCGATCAGCGCGATCTCTGCATCATCGTATTGCTTTGCATTATCCATATCTCACTCCATTTCTCTGTTTACTTGCCGTTTCCGGCACTGCTCGTGTCCACCCCGTACATCTCAAGGATGGGCGCAACTCTTTCGTTGCGCAGAATTTTCTTCTGCTGACCATGATTCAGCTCGTCAAAAAAGGTTTGCAGCGCGTTCCGCGTCTCCGCGACGTGTTCACGTGCCCGCTCCGTGTAGGTTTTGTCCATTACTGCTCCTCCCCAAGCAAAATTTTAGCAGCCGTTTCCGTGTCCTCTACCTGCTCTTTCAGCAGTTTATTCTCGCTTTCTAACGCCTGCATATTTTCCGCCTGCTTTGCGCTTTCTTCGCTGCGCTTTTGGATGTAATCACAAAGTTTCATTGGGTTTCCTCCACGATCGCCACCGGCTCTCCGCACGTCACTCTGCCCTCGCCTTTGGCGTAGATTTTCACGCCAAGCTCCCACAATTCCGTTTCCTTGGTCGCGTTGGTGAGTTCCACCACCTGATCCGGCTCACACGGAACCCATACAGGATTTGCGTCCTTGGCGTTGTTGCTGATTTGAATGGTTTGCGCCATCGCGCTGGTGAAGCTCACCTGCACCTTTGCCCGTTTGGGGCGTTTTGCGGTGCTGCCAAGAAACGCCGTGAAGCTCAATCCCCGGTATGGCTTGCTGGCATCCGGCAGGATGTAGATAGTGCCAGCCGAAGCGTCGGAAACCAGCGTATTGTTCGCCACCTTAAAAACGGGACGAACCGAGATTACTCCATCCGCATTATATGCACCGATATCGCCGAATGAATAAATGTAGCGGAATTGATCGGAGTTAGCCGCATCTCGCAGCCACCATGCCACCGCACTTCCGTTGGCATTGTACGCCTTTCTCGCATCGTTATCGCGCGTCTGTCCGCTATGCGCCTTGAGCATCGGCAGGATGCTCTCGCCCTCCACGCCGACGTTTGTTACCTCGCTCTCACTGAGCAGATACGCTTTCCGCGCGATCTCGGTTACGGTGTCGGAGTTATACGGCTTGATTTTGATGCTTGAGGGGATAATGCACGCCCGCATCTTTTCGTCAAAATACGAGAGATAGCCAGATGTTTCATTGTTCAGCCATGCGTCCATCAGGCTGTCGATGTATGTTGCTTCTGCGGTTGCGTTCATTTTGCGCAGCTGGTCCAGCACGTTTTCCCGCAGAAGCACCACGCCGTCCGCGTCCTTGCGGATGGGCCAGTAAGCAATGGTTTGCTCTTTGCCGTTGATGGTTTCCGTGTAGTGGAGAACTTCGGTTAGCTCGATCTCGCTGATTGGTCTTGCCATATTTGCCTCCTTACGCCACAACAATGCGCGCGTATTTGTCCACCGCACCCGCCGTTACGATCAGATCTGAGCTGGACGTGAAATCCGCAATGTACACGTCAACGGACGATAGATCGCCGCCGCTCTGAATGTTGCGCACCGCCTCAGCCATCCCCGCCGGAAAACTCAGAGGCGCGGTCGTGCCGCCCTTCTCGCGGATAGCGTCGGCAACTGCCGTAATGCTTTCGCCCTGTACCAGATATTCAGCCATCAGAATGTCCCTCCTTCCGCCGCGGGCACGGTTTCCTCTGTCCATTTTCCCCCTCGAACACGGAGGAAAGCCCCTTCTACCGTCGGATTTGGTAAACCGGATTCCGCTCCCAAATATCTGCGCAAAGTGCCACCGGACACCTTTTTTGCCGTCGCATTTTGCTGCACCACAAAGAGATCATCCGCCGTTACAGCCCCCGCCGCAAGCAGATCGTCAATGGTTTTGTCCATGTTGCCCTCCTTTATCGTAAAATATTGATTATATGGTATACGTCCACCGCCCCGTAGATCGCGGCGGCAACGTATAGCGCATACCGCGCCGCCCTCTCCCGTTGGCGGGACAGCCACCACAGCAGCCCCCACACCGCGCCGACCTTGTAGCAGACCATGACCGGGACGGAGCGCATCAGCGGGTTCAGCTCCACCGCCCCATGACGCAGCGCCCAGAGCGTGCACGACAGGTCGATCAGGTTGAGCGCGTAAGCGATGACCGCCCCGCGCGTCTCTTTCGCCTTTCTCACTTCTCCTCATCCCTCCTCCGTACGATCGGAGCAGTCCACGAATTGATCAAATTCAGTTTTTCTCCCGCGATCTGGTGTTTCTGGTAAGACAGCCCCGGTGCAGCCTCTCCCAGAACGAGGCTGAGAGATACCGCGTCGACCGGCGTCTCCACTCCGTTGGCGTTTACCTCGTTCATGCCGCTTTCAACCGTTGCAAGAGCGGTGATCTGTGCTTTCGGCAAGTCGTCCTCTCCGACACTGTGCTTCGTTTTTGCTGCGGTCGCCCGATATGCCTTTGGATCGTGCGGCGAACCGCTGACCATCAGCCTGTATTCGTCCACCAGCGTAAGGTCTTCAAGCCTGTCGAGCTCCTCGTTTTTGATCTTGTAATCATCGAGCGCGTCGACCGCCCGGAGCAGGCTTGTCAAATTCGCGTTTTTGTTCGGTGTGCGCATCGGATAGATCTCAACAAGCTGCAGATCCATGGCGAGCGTCTGAACGTGGGTCATCCCCGCATAGTAGCTGCGGTGCGCCTGATCCGTCATAGCATTATATCCGTCCACCTTAAAGGGTGGCCACGGCCACAGGTTGATGAAGAGATGCGAATGCTCTAGTGACCCCACTGGGACTTCAAACTCAAGGCTCTCTCCGGATGCAAGATAGTAAAGGTCACCTTGGCTGTGTTCCGTTTTAAGGTTGCTCGTATTGCCAAATACTCCAGGGACAGCAACTGCTACCCATGCCTTGGAAGTGTCGTCGTCGTCAAACGGAGGAGACACTGTCTCAACGAATGAAAACCTGTACCTCCCCGGGCAGAGAACATAGGTCTTAATGACATATACCGGCGTCAAAGCTGCCGTGCCACTTGCTCCGCAGTTCGCTTTTACATGTTGTGTCAGCGTGAATGTCCAGTTGTCCAGACGGGAATCCACGGAAAGCTTGTTGTCCATGAATTGCTCCCATGTCATCTTGCCGGCCATATAAGCATCGCGAATGAGATAGGAGAAGGGGAGCGTTTTTTTTGCACATATCTCGTGCAAATAAGAGCGGTTATAAAACAACGCCGTGACCCGTGCTGCATTCTTCTTACTGAATACCCCGCCAAAGTGCGGCGCTGCGCTCTCGCAGAAGGCATAGAAGTCACTGATAGTCTTGACATTATTGTCCCGCAGCCACCTCCCCATGTCTTGCAATCCGTAGATACTCGGCGCGGTCGCCTCGCCGCGGGCATTGCGCAGATACAGGTCGATGATGACCTCATCACAGTTGACCTCGACGTCAAATATCCCCGGTTTTTTCTTTGGTGGCGTATACGGCAGCAAATAGCCGTCTCCGCACAGCCCTGCCGCCAGCCCCGCCTTAAAGCTGGCTGCATCATAGCCGCGCAGCGTGCCGCTGCCGTCCGGGCGGTGCGCGTCAAACGTGCTGTTGACCCCGCGCTTGATTGCCTGCCCGGTCAGATATCCTGTTAAAAAGCTCTTTTTGTGTTTGATCGCCATTGCCGCCTCCTACCAGAGAATGGGGCAGTCCGTCCCATCCGGGTATGTGATCTTCACCGGGACTCCCGCACTGTTCAACGTGACGCCGTAATCCAGCATTTCCTTAACACCTTCCAGCAGGACACCCCAACTTCCCTTGTCCCATCCGGAAAAGTTGAGTCCAACGGTTTTCCTCACCCCCATCAGGTCCAAATATCCCTCGTCCCGCGCGGCGAGGCCGAGCTGTTTTCCCGTGCTCGTCTCGTACGTCAGCTCCAGCGAGTTCTGCCTCTTGACGAGGTAGCCGCGCTGCTTGCCGTTATTGTCGCCCGCGCCGAAGACGTCCACAGGGTAGTAGTATTGGCCGTCCGACTCAAACGAGATTGCGCGCTTGACCTGCTCCTCGTATTGATACACCATAACCGGCCAACTCGTCTGCTTGGTGGTGGTGAAAATGCGCTCGCCGTTTGCATAGGGGTAGCCGTCCGAGCCGATCGACGCGCCCGCGGGGTCGGCCTCCCAATAGATCAGCTCCCCGTTCGGGTTTTTCGCCTGCTCCGTCGTGCTTTTGGCGATGCCCGCGACAAACTCAAGGCTCTGTCCCTCCACGCGAATGAAATTGTCGTCCGTTATGTCGCCCGCAAGGTACTTGACCACGCGGCGCGAGGTCGAAAGCCGGTTGACGCTCAAGTCCGCGATCTCGCCGAATGCAGCGTAAAGCGCGTCCGCCGAAAGCTGACCGGACACATCCACGTTGCCGTCGAGTTTGATGTAGCCCGTGTAGTTGTTTGGGCCGACCTTGAGCGTGATCGTCGCGGTCGTCTGGCCATCCGGGGTGGATGCTGATGTGACGGATAGCCTGATTCCATCGACCGTTTGCGTGATGTCCGACACCCGCCCGTCGATGCCCTCCACCTTGAGGTTGATCTCCTCGCTGGTCTTGGTGATAATTGAGCGTGTTTCGGCAATCTTACGGTTGAATTCCTGTGCGATGTATCCCCCAGCCGGATATTCGTCTTCCATCTCTGCTTCTCCGGGGGAAGAAATACCCGCGTATCCGCGCCCATCATCAGAGAGTTTAGACAGTGGCGAATAAATGCCACCAACCGTCACACCGTCGCCCAACTCTGCCGCTGGATCGATGTTTGCCGCGCCTGCTTCGTATGCCTGATACTGGTAGCCTTTCATGGTTTGCAGTAAAGCATTTACCATTGGCTGCGTGGCGTGTGGGCAACTTGCAATGACCTCCATTCCGGTATCATCGCCCGCCGTCAGGCTGTTTTCATCGTCCACAAGCAGTGTCACACGGGAGATAGGCTTGTACTTGCCCTTATCGGAAAAACTTGTAACGTCTTTGCCGACATAATACTTTTCAGACAAGGATTCTCACCCCTCCAAATGTGATAGCGTTGCCCGCTTCTGTAATGAGATAGTTTGTCTCGGTAAGCATGGACAACAATGGAATAAGCAACAGTTTCCCCGCATCGGTGATAATCCAATTCCCGCCGTGCGCCGCTGCGATAAAACATAGCTCATTGCGGATGGTGTAATCATTTGCGGGGTAGTCGATGGTATATGAGCTATTGAGCACTGTGCGGCTGTCCAGCTCCACGCCCATCAACTGGCAAAAGATGTTTACAGCGTCAGGCATAGTCATCGGGAAGTTAAGCGACTGGTCTGGCTTCCACACAACGTCAGCCTTTCTCATAGCGTCGTATGCTTCGAGTTCCCAATAATCCCCATCGCAGGAACGGCGGTTGGTAAAAAACACGCCTTTGGGGATCCAGTCTGTTGCCTGACTGCCATTAACAAGCCTGAGATAACGCTTGATCGTCGCGGCCCGCGGCACGTTGTCCGCATACAGTGTCAGTTTTAATGTTGCGCAGCAGGCGTTTCCGATGCCGAATTCTTCAAACAGTTGGGATTCTACGGAGTGCGAAACTTCCGCGTCTTTGCCATATTCCGTTCCCGCAACGTCAAATTTGTACTCTCGTTCTGTGCCAGACTTGTGGAGCAGCTCGCGCCACAGCGTACTTGTCGTCTGCCCCATATCACACCTCGATTAAATTAAACGCCGCGCCGCCCCACACCTCATTGTCGTCCGCCGCTTCTTCGAGCGTGCATTCCATCGACGAGCAATAAAACGTGCTGGTTCGAACTCCATGCAAGTCAAGATACTTGGCCGTGAACGTTGTCTCATTAAGGTCATCATCAAGCTTTGCCAGCTTATCGCGAGGCATAGGGCGCGTTGTATAGTTCAGCTTCCGCTTGCTGGTAATCTTGTCGCGGCGCATTTTCCCGTCTTTTGTGCGGGTGGTCTTATCGCTGTCGAGGTCGTTGCGGCTCCACCCATAACCCTTTGTGGCGATAAAATCGGAGTAGTCCGTGCCGTTGATAATAAGGACTTCCATGCTACCCCTCCTTAGTACAGCAGCACGGGCTTACCCGCCGCGCGTGTCATGTTGTTGATGTTCTTCACGGTGCTGCGTGCGATTTCCTTACCGTCGAGCTGAATAACAACAGTGGTTGCACCGCCGCCGGATTCCGCCATAGCCTGCTTAAATGCTTCGACCATCGTTGCAAGTGGCGTTTCGATGTTCGTTCCGCTCTTCTGGTCGCCCAGTACAGCAAGAAATTCCTTGTTGGGCGGAATGACTGCACCGGTTGCCAGACGCGGAAGATGTACTTCAGAAAGCGAGGAAAGATGCCCGCCGATGCTTTTGCCGCCAATGCCAGGAACCCAACTCGGCACGGTAAACTTAATCGTGTTGATCTTGCTGATAAGCCAGTTTAATCCCTTGATAATGGCATTAACCGCGCTTTCGGCAATAATGACGATGCTGTTCCAGATGCCTTTAAATACCTTTTTGACACCACCCCATGCAGAATTCCAGTCACCAGTGAACACTCCCTTGATAAACTGGATAATACCGCCAAGGATGTTATCTTTAAGGTTTCTCGCAAACTCGGTCAGATTGCCAGTCAGCGCAAGTACAGCGGTAACTACCGTAGCAATTCCCGCAATCACAAGTGGGATGACGCTACCGGTCAGAAAGAAGAATCCCAACCCCGTTGCCACAATGCCAGCAATCAGTAACAGCGTATTTTTGAGATTTGCACCGTTATCACAAATGTCCTTAAACGCTGTGATAATCATTGCTGCGCCAGCCACTACAAGGCCGATGCCAGCCCCAACTTTGCCGAATGCGATTGCAAGCCCCCCGGCAAGCGCCGCTGTGCCTGCAAGCATTTCGAGCAGATTCCCCCAGTTAACGCCGTTATTCCATGCGTCGGATAAGCCGTCCCACAGAAGAATCAATCCGCCAACAGCAATGAGGATTCCACCGAGCTTTTGCAGAATAGTGCCAAGCACCCCCGGCAAGCTGCTGCTGATTTTCCACAGCGCCAAGCCTGCCGCAATGAGCATGACTGCATCGGCAATTTTTTTGAGGCGGTCGCTGATATCGTCCATGTAGCTAAAGTCCGGCGTAATTGCGTCAGCAGATGCACCGCCGCCAGCGTCGTTTGCTGTATCGGTGGAAATCTGGTTGATCTCATCAAACGCTGCAAGCTGACTTGCCGCTTTCTTCGCAGCGCTTCCGGTGCCCTTTAAAGCGCTTGTTTCTTTGTTCAGCGCCTTTGCCGAGTTAGCAGTTGCCTTGACGCTCTTGCCGGAGATAAGCGCCACAAGACGCGTGATTTGCGAGACTACTGCCGTAATAACTTTTACAAGCAGTGTAAAGGCGGGGACAATTACGCTTACAAGAGGCTGTGCCAGCGTCAAAAGCACTCCTTTAAGCTGCGCAATGGATTCTCTTGCCTCGGAGTTTACCATTACGACGTTCTTTACCCAGTCGCGCACTTTTGTTAAAGCTTGGGTAATAACTGTAAAAACAAGTGCGCTGCGGACAACAGATTTTACGCGCTGTCCAAATACTTTCATGGAATCTGCCGCCGCTTCGGTTGCATTGCGCAGCCCTGCGCCTTTGGCTCTGCCCTCGATCTGCTGTGTTAGCTCGACTGCCTGCGTTTTCGCGTCGGAAATCTTATCGCCGGTTTTGTTGAGCTTTTCGTTGAGCTTATCAATGCTATTTGCAGTTTTGTTAAATTCGCTTTGCAGCATTCGCACGCGCTCGGCCTGCTCGGACACGTCGATTTTCTCATACGTGCCTTTTGGCGCTGTGCGCATATCGGCAAGGTCATGTTTCGCCGCATCCAGCTCTGCTCCGATGTTGCGCAGCTGGTCTTCCATCGGCGTTTTCTGGTCGCCGAGCCGGTTGAATTCCTTTTGCAGGGATTCGATATTGCTTTTTACTTTGTTCAACTCCTGATGGAGTTTTTTGTCGCTAATAGTCGCTTCAAATACGACTTCGCCGTCAGCCATAATATCACCTTCTTGCTTTTTGGTTTTTTGCGTGATATCATCCAAGCAGCCATAAATAATGGCAAGGAGGAATGAAAAATGGATAAGATGACTACTTGCAAGGTATGCGGGGCATCTATCGCAAAATCCGCTACCACTTGCCCGCAGTGTGGAGCCAAGCAGAAAAAGCGCCACCCAGTGTTGGGGATTATCATTGCTATTTTCGGCATTTGCATGATTGCCGCCGCATTAAACGGCATGGGCGATGATCCTGCCGCAGAGAAACAAACGTTTGGCGTTGGAGAAACTGCCGAGCTAAACGGGGTCAGTGTAAAGTTTGATTCCTGCACCGAAAACAATGGATCTCAGTTCAACACCCCTGATGATGGCAATGTGTTTTTGCTTTGTGAATTTTCCATTGATAACCAGTCGGATAAAGATATTGCCGTTAGCTCTGTCGCATCGTTCAACTCCTATGTTGATGACTACTCGACAAATCTGAGCATTTCGGCCACTATCGCAACCGATAAACCTCAGTTAGACGGGGCCGTTGCTGCCGGTAAGAAAATGACTGGTGTTGTCGGATACGAAGTCCCAAAAGACTGGGAAAAGATTGAAATCCGCTTTACTCCCGACGTTTGGTCTGGAAACGAAATTGAATTCATTGCAAATAAGTAACCATCTTCGCCCGATGCTATTTTGCGTCGGGCGTTTTTTTGCCCAACCACGCATTGATCGTGTCGTTTTCTTCTTCCGTCATCGGCTTCTTTAGATCGACAAGCCGCCTGTTTTCTCGGTAAAATTCTCGATCCGACTTATCGAGCGTTTTCCCTTTTGCTTTCAGGTTGCGGATTCGAACGATGTTTGCAAACAAGCAATCCCCGATTTCGTAGTACGCCGAGACGAATGACCACCAATGGAAATAAGGCATTGCGCGCACTTCATGTCCCACAACGTGGTTGATGGGAGCCACGATGTATTGAAAGTCTTGCTCCCAGTCCATCAACTTAGGACGCTTTTGATTATCGCCATCGTCACCGCAGTCGAGAAACCATGTCATCTGCTTCACGGCTTCTGAAATGTGCTCATCCGGCATTTTTAAGAAGTCCGGATAAAAGATATCCAGAGCCGCAAGCGCTTTCTGCTCGTTAGTCAGATCGACCGCAGCAAATACCGCCAGCACGTCCAGTGCCGCGCGATAGTCTGAGCGGATTTCATAGTCAACGCCGCAGACGTTCAGCGACGTTGGAAGATCGTACATCATTTACGGTATTTCTGCGTATACTTGCGGATTTTCTCATCGGCAAGCGCCTGTTCGCGCTTTACTGCCTCATCAAACTGCTCGATAATGGCGGTCATAAAGTTCTGCCAAACCGGCGCACCGTTGGCCGCGGAATAGGCGTTGACGCTGCCAAAAAGCGTATCGGCAATGTCCTGCCCGAACAGGTCATTGATGATGCTGCGCATTTCCTTGTCAAGAGAATCAACCATGTCGAAAAGCTCATCATCGGGGATATCCTTTTCGAGTGTCTTTGCGCGAGTCTCCTGCTTCTTGCGCAGGTCATCAAAGGTTTTATATGCTTTCTTTGCAAAGTTAACATCCGCAGGGTTGAAGTACACCGTCACGATGCCGTTCACGCCGCGAATGGTATATTCCTTTACACCGGAATCAAAAGTGAGTTCCATATATTCCTCCAAAATGAGGGCTGACAGACGCCAGCCCTCTATTTGTTATTCGCCCTCGGTAAACGTAACCGAGTTGCCAGAAATAGCGGCAGTGCCGACCGTGCGTGTGCCGCCAAGCGTCACGTCGATAGGCATACCGATAAAGCCTCCGCCCTCGCCGCCGAGGGAAGACGGCTTGACCATGCAGGACGAATAGCGTTCTGCGAATACTGCGGTCTTTGCCGTGCCTGCATAAGCGTGGACAATCAGCACGTCCTGATTTGCCAGCGCCGCCGCGTTCTGCTCCTTGACCGCGAGATTCCAAACCTTGACGATGGCGGGATCTCCAGCGTCCAGATCAGACGGGTCAAAGGTCTGCGTGATGATGGGTTTCTTCATGGTCGTGCGCGTCGTGCCGAGAATATCCTTCGAGGAATCCTCCTGCCAGTCATATTCCATGCTGGAATCCGTGACGCGCGTACCGAGGGGAGACCACGTGGGAGTTCCAGTTTCGCCCGTGTTGAGATACGCGATCAGAAGTTCGCGGTCTACGGTCTGCCCCGCCGTGGTGTTAAAGGTCATATCAGCCATTTTTAATCACCTCGTAGTTCATTTTCATAAGGATTTGGTGATCCTCGTCACCGTTTTCATACACGGCAAAAAGCGAGGATCGCGTTGTAGGCTCAATACGGATGACGCGTCGACCGTCGCCAATGTCAGGCGGTGTCTCGCTTGCCGCCCAATCGCCCAAGGCGTTAAGCAGCTCGTCAGCTTTGAGCCGCTTGTCGTTGCTGTTCCTCGGTTTCATGCGGTAGATGACCTTGAACTGGTATTCCGCCTGATATCCACCGAGGATGTATTTCTGTACGATGTACGCCGCCTGAATTGTGGACAGCGCCATCGCCGCAGTATCGGCGGGAAGAAATTCGAACCGAATCAAATCAACCGGTTTGTCAGGGAATGTGTTTAACCACGCAAGCAACTTTCGGGAGACTTGATCCTCTTCCGCTGCCGAGACCGTCTTTTTAACCTGTTCCGTACTTCTTCACCGCCTTTTCTGCTACACGCGCCCACTTTCCAAGATTCTGTGCTTTCGATGCTTCACACCAATGAGCTTGTGCCTGTGGATGCGCCGTGTGGTTGAACACTAAATTGCGGTCAGTCACGACCTTTGTGCCGCCTTTTGGCGCGTATGTGCTGCCGGTATTCGGGTCAACCATGACTTTCCCGTAATACAGAAACCTTGCGTAAGGGCTGGGGTAGATGATGTCGTTGCCAACTACCCTTGTGCGCTGCGTTAACGAGCCTGTGAGCATCGGCACAAAAGGCTGAGTGTCTTTCTCCATCTGCTCGGCTAAAACGTGTTCAGCGCGCGCACAAGCCTTTGCAACGGCAGTTCTTACAGCGTCCATTCCATCGGTATGCACGGAAAACTTGATGCCCATTACGCACCTCCGACGAGAAAATGCTGCATATCGGGGCTACCGTAGTCCATAGCGTCAACCTTGGTCACGTTGTAGCAATCGTCATGGCTCAGCACGACGGTCATGTCGTCCGATACAAATTCGCCCTTCACAAAGCACGTCATGCCACCGTTGCCCTTGTATGAGAGCGTCCACAGTCCAGACTTATCCGCCGCTTTGAAAAAAGATTGCGGCCCGATGTAAGTTTTCGGCTTCCCTGTTACCCCGTCCACCGCTTCCACGGCGAACGGGATATACAGATTCACAGCGTCCGCACTTTCAAGGCCGCTTTCGCGCACGTTCACGCCCTTCGACGCTTGCAGCATCACGCCACGCAGGATTGTGGTATAGACCTTTTCGACCTCATCAAGCGTTGTCGGGTCGATCTCCTGCACGATGTTGTAAATCGTTACAGTGTGGGGAGTGTACATCTACAACCACCTCCGCGATACAACAGCCCGGTATGGGCAAGGTATTCCATGCACGTTTCCGCAAGCATTTTCTTCGCACCATCCGTTGCACTGAGTGCAGACAGGGCGGATTCCCCGCCCGTTGCAAGTGTTCTGGAATAACTACCTACCGTTTCGCTTTTGACTTCCGCGTCATTTGCCGCGGCGTTGGCGAGGTTCTTCATAGCAAGCGCCTGCGCTGATTCAATGACTGCATATTTGTCAACGAGCGCGCAGCAGCACATCTTTACCGCGTCCAGATCAGCATGGTCTTGTGCTCTATTGCGCGTGTAATAGTCGAGGAAGGAGCTGGCGCGGACAACAAGACGCGGGAAGTCGTTTTCGCTCACAGCGCCCATGTAAGTGCCGGAGTAGTATTCAAAATCTGCGTAAGTCATCAGCGCCCTCCTTCCAAAACCGCGAGAATTTCAGCCTTTTTCATCGAACTGCTGACCCCTTCCACCCCGTTTTCATCGGCATACGCAAGCATTTCAGCTTTTGTCATGTCGGAGAAAGCCGGGGTGTCAGGGTCAGGCTCATTCAGCAGTTCAGTTAGCCCCCCATCGCCGGAGTGATAGAGCCGACCACCACGCCGTCGATACGCTCAGCGAAAAGAACCATGCCGTTGATAACGGTGTCAGATGCGGTCATGTTGGTGTAATCGGGCTCCTCATGGATACCGATATAGCCGGTGGCGTCGGTGGTGAAATCGAACACCTCGCCAAGATCAGCGCCGTTCACAGGAATGTAGTACAGGACAATATTGTCCTTGGCGGTGGCGTAAATCTTGCCCTTGGGAACGCTGGAATTGAGGATCACGGTGCCAAGGCCGAGGAAGTTCTCAACGTAAGTCATTCCGAACGCGGTCTGCAAGGTAATGTTTGCGCTTGCGAGGTAGTCAGCAACGTCCAGCGGGTTCAGGAAATACACCGCACCGATTTCGTCATCTTCAAACAGCACCTGCAGCTGTCCCCATGCCTGAGCCAAGGTCGCCTGGAAGGTCGTGCCGGACGCCGTGCCCGTGCCGGTTGCGAGGAAGTCGAAAAAGTCTTTACGAATACCCTTCTGGACGTCCTTGAGCATTTCGTCGGTGGTCATTTCTACCGCCTGATCGTAGCCACGATCGGTGATTGCTTCGGCAGAGGTGGCCTTGCGCCACTTCTTGAGCGTGATCTCCTTGTAGTTCACGGCTTCGGTCTTGTACTTGCTGAGGGGAATGGTCTCACCCTCAGCAACAGCGCCGCTCTCCAGCGTGCCAGTGGCCTTGTAGCTCTTGAGCACAGTACCCGCCTGCTTGGAAATCTTTCGGGTAACGCCCAGAGCCTCCATCAGCTTCTTGATGGAATAGCCGAACATTTCGGTAAATTCAATTTCGCGCACACGCGCGAGGTCAGCTTTCTTAATGAGCTTAGGATCAGCAGCCATTTTTATTCTTCCTTTCTAAACAAATCCATATTTGCGGCGATTGCAGCGCGCCGCTCCGCTCTGTCAGTGATTTGCATGATCTCTTCCTTTGTCATCGGTTTCCCGCCGCCGTTAAAGCGCGCGCCAGTGTCGACGCGAACGGTCTGCTTGGAGACAAGCCCCTTGTAAGTGCCGTCTACGAGCGCATCAAGAGACTTGGTGTCCTTGATCTTTTCGCCGTCCAGCTCCAATGCGGCCATTTCTTCGCCGCAGCCGCGCATAGCAAGGTCGAGATTCGCGCCGGTGATGTTTTTGCTCTCAAAGTAAGCACGCACAGCCTTTTCCTTCGCTGCCTTGCTTTCCTTTGCCGTGACGTCGGATTTGTAAGTTTCAAAGGCCGAGTGTTCATTCTCGTACTTCTCCTTGTAACCGCCGTCACCTGCTGCCTTGAGATCGTCCAATTCCTTCTGGACGCTGGGCAGCTTCTCCGCGTCCGCCTTGTACTTCGTGAGATCGTCCTTGAGGGGGTCAACCACGCCCATATGCAGCGCAACCAAGCGATTTTCGATCTCTTCGGTGCAAGCCTCGCCGAGAATATTTCTGATTTCCGCTCTCGTAAATTTCGCCATGTTATTCGTTCTCCTTTTCCTTGGCCCCAATTCTTCGGGGGCGAACGTTGTATAAAAACCGCTGTACCTCGCGGGTTTTACCTAAAATAAAAGAGCCGAACAACACGCAAAATCTGCGTGCTGTTTGGCTCCTATTGCCCTTTCCCGCGCCCTATTGCGCGGGAGTGCTGTATTTGATTGTTTTCTTAACCTCTATAACGATGTACCCATCGCCCTTTCGGCGAATTTCCACATCGTTTCCGCGCTTCAAAATTGCATCGGTTGCCTTTTTGACTTCTTCCCAGTTCAATACAGCACCTTTGTCCTTTCCCATTGCAGCGGCAACCCCGCCGCTTCACTAAAAGCCTTATATTTGGCGTTCAGTCTTACCAGTTTCGCTTTTGCGGCATAATATTCGTCCTTTTGCTCACTTGCCTTATACGCTGTTACAAGCCTTTTCTGCTTGATAATCTGGCGTTCAACACGCCGTTGCATCTGCGTCGCCTCGTATGCGGTGTATTTCTTCCCGTCAAACTCGCAGCCGAGATCATCATCAATATGGGCAAGCTGCTCATCAGTGTATGTGCGTTCGCTTACGCCCTCAACCCAAACATTACGCCTGTGTCGGCAGTTCGCCCCCTCAAGTCCATCAACAGCCCCAAGACCGCACACATCGTAAATGCTCGGGTAGATGTCATTGCTACGAGTGGAATATACGAGGCCTTGCCATGCTTTGTGAGATGACCACGGTGATTTGCCCGGAATATCGCGTGCGCCCGCATGGGCAGAAACCTCAAAATACGGGGTATCTAAATACTCCGCCGATTGCTCGGTGTACTTGGCGCAAATCTGATTTACGCCGGTCATCACTGCGCGGCGCGCCGCTACATCGATAAAATCACGATGCCCGCTCTCATAGTCCACAACCTTGATGCCGCTCTCCGCGAGCTGCCTTGCAACGTTTGCAATAGCCTGATTGTAGCTGATCGCGCCGCTCTGAATCTGCATTTCTGCGTTATCCAAAGCCCACTGATAAGCGCGCGCGGGCTTTAACATCGTGTTGCCCACAAGGAAACCCATAGAAGCCGTTAAATTTCGGAATGTATCATGGGTCTGCCGCTTAATTGCATCCACTGTAGCCGCGTCTACAAGCGTTTCTGGCTGCGTTACATGCGCAAGGTCGATGACTTCGGTGTAATACTTCTGGTTACGCTCTACAACGTCATTAAGCAAACTATTTAGCTTTTGTTTGCTAATTCCTGCTGTTTTGCTAATAGATTCTTCGATGCTTTTAAGGTCAATGCCGTGCGATCTCAGCGCTCGAATATCCTGCACCGTAACTTCATTGAGCTGATCTGCGAAGACCAATCGGCTGCAAATCTCATCAAGCAGCGTGTTTTCAAGCGCCCGGTACAGCTCTGCCAGTTCTTCCGGCAGCGCATCAAGTAATTCCGGCTGAAACGGATATTTCATTTGCTTTCCTCCGTTTCACGATTTCATCATAGTGCGGTTTTACGCGAATTACATTCCAGTCGCATTCCCCCGGAACTTTGCCATAAAAGATCACCCATTCCGGCGACAGCCGTTTCATCATTTCTTCGTAGCCACGAAGGAACAGGCGCTTGCTTTCCTTGCTCTTCTGTGTGCCTACCGAACTAACCGCAACAATTCCGCCAACCGGTTCACCATCAAAGCACCAATCATAGCTCTGCTCGTCGCTCCATGAGATCGTTGGATAAACCGTCATGCCGTGAAACTGCCAGTATGCTGCCAACCAGTGCTTGCGGTAATGATTGTATATCTGCATCGCAAGCGGCATATCTGTGTAGGTAGAGAAGTCCGGCGCGCACACCGCCGCAAACTGCGACAGTTTCGGAATGTACTTGTCCGGCGTGTTCCAATACCGAATGAATTGATAATCGTCCACGAAGAAATGCACGATCTTGCTTTTCGTGTCTTTCGCGGTGTAATGGTAATTCACGGGGATAAACTCGCCATGCGGATACGCCTTGACTGGCTCAATCTGCGGGATACCGTACTTGCCAACGCCGGGGAATGTGAACTTTTCGAGATTTTCAAAGTTAATCATACCGGACGCCATGTACCGCTGCGCTTGTTAGCTCTGCGGTATTTCTTGCCGTTTACCGTAACTTCCAACGCGCCGGACTTTTGCGCTGTTACAAAGACATTGGAAAACGCCTTGTTTTCTGCTGCTTTGCGGTTTTTACTGGACTGGTCACGCAATTTCCGCATGTAGCTATCCATTTCACCGCGCGCTCTTGCAGCTCTGTCTGCGGCGCTTCCTGTTTTCTGCGCCGTTGTCAGGCGCGCAGGCCCGCTTGCATAAGGATTAACTGCTCCTGCCGCCGTTTTAAGCGCCGTTGTTGCGAGAGTTGCCATCTGCTTTACCGCGTTTTTCTTTTCAGCGTCCGACATCTCAAGTCCATTGATTTCAGCAACGTTGCGCTCGAATGTGCGCCTGATAATATCGCCCATATCAGTTACGGACGCCGCATTTGCTCGGTCAATGTCCTGTTGCGACAAAAACCGTGCAAGACTCATACCGCGACCACGCCCAGATTCTCCGGCTCCAATGCCGCCACCGGCTCCACCTCTGCCGCCCATTACTCTACCTCCTCTTGTCCTTCGGTTGTCATGTCCTGCATCTTCGGCAACGCCGCCTTTGCAGTCTCCTCGTCCTCGTTAAACCAGCGCATACGAGCTTCCCAATCATTCATAATACTGTCAGAAAGCATCCGTTCCTCTTTGTTAAACTCGGCGTCTTTGTCCTCAATGATGCTGTCATCAAAGTCAATGGAGATTTCGACTTCCTCATCAAGTCCGGCGTCCATGTAGCGATTGCCCATGCGAAGCAGAATGCGACACAGCCCCGTGATCGCTTGCTCGAGGATAATTTCATGCTTCCTGATTGTGCGGAACATGGTGCTATTCTCATTAATGACCTGTGTAGCCGTGGCAATGCTTGTCTGATCGAATTTGTAATGATTCTCGCCAAAGCCGCATTTGCTCGACAATACGTTGAGCATATCTTGCATACCGGTGTTAAACTCTGCTGTGCGCAGCGTCATATCGACCTGCTGCAAAATGTTTCCATCAGATGCGCGATCTTCCGGTAGAACGTAGTAAACCGTTTCGCGCTTATCAAAGATTGGCTTACCATTGATGTCCTTGGTTGCTTCCGGCTGTACCACGATGCGCTTTTTCCCCAGCACAAACTCATTCACATAACTATCGTATGTAATATCAACGCTTTTGAGCTGGTCGATGGCGGAAGCGAACACTGCAACGCCCATAGGGTTATCTTCATCAGAGTTCGCAATGTTCAGACGGTCGATGACAAACTGCGGCTTGGCACTTCCTGTGTGGACAACAGGGGGGATTGCTTCAAATCCTCTCACGCTGGTTAATGGGACTTCCTCCGCATCGTACAGGTGATTTTCAATGTCGTATTCGCCGCCGCTCAACCGATGCACCTGAATGTAGGTGTATTCCGTATCATCAACTCGTTTTGTCCATGCGAAAGCGCACTCACGAATAATGCCGTTATCCCACGTCAGCGGGTAGATGTTTGCAGCGGTTACATAGTTGATATGAATTCTTCCGGGGTTAGCGATCTCTGCTGTATCAGGGTCAACGCTCATATCCTCCATGATTGGAACATAAGCAACGGTCCCAACAGCGGATTTCCGCTCCTGCAATTCATTGGATTTGACTTCCCAGTTATTATCGGCAAGAATCGCATCTACAAATTCCTGCTCCTTCTTGCCCTCAAGCGTGATATTCACGCGCTCGTTCATCAGCAGGTTTGCCCAGTCCTCGCAGACTTTCTTGCCCATGTTGACGGAATATCTATGGCATTCCAGTTCTTCGATGCCATTCCACACCGTATAACTGTGGAAGTCTTTTACATCGCCGTCATACCATGATTTCCATACATCGATCAACGAATAGAATTTGCTGCCAACCGTATCAAACCCAAGATCCTTTAATGCTCTGCGAATATTCACTCTTTCACCGTCCCATCATGTGACCAGCACGTTCCAGGTCTTTGTAATAAGGCTCAATGCTGTACTCAAATGCGTCAAGACTGTCAATATCAGATGTTCCATCGTCAAGACGCTCGTCCTCGAACTTGTCAGGATCATAAATTGCAGATTGCAATGCATCTATCAGATGCGGGCAGTTTCGCGAAACCTTGAATCTCCCCTGCTTCATCAGCAGCACCACGAGCCTGATTCTATCTGTAATTTGTAGTTTCATTGCGTTCTTGACCTGCGTGCCTAGGTGCATCTTCTGCGCGGTATGATCTAACCCGCGAATCAGCACCGTTTCCGCGCTATCTGCTCGCGTCTGGCTATATCCATACTTTGTCGTAACCATCTGGACAAACGTAGCAAAGCGCCGGTTCAGAGCGTCAGGGTCAATCTCTTCGTTCTTGATGTATTCCTCTTCAAGCGCGACCACACGATAATCTTTTGTAATCCCGGTCGCCTGAAACTTTGTCGCGGATTTCGTGCCGCCGAAATCAACGCCGATGGAAATAACCGAGAACTTTGTATCGTTTTCTTCCGCCCATTTGATAGGATCATCAACCAGATACTTTTCTGTGTCGTTTGCAAAGTCCTTGTAAACAACTCCCTCCGCAGCTACCCAAAGGCCGCGCACATACCGGTCATAGAAAATGCCAGCATACATGTTTTTGTAGCGCGCAAGCGTCTTCTCACTCAAACTGGGGTTGTCAGCCATTTCGAAGTGAAGATATAGTGTGTTCCGTTCGCGGTGTCGCTTAATCCACTCCTGATAGAACCAGTGATGCGGGCTGCCGGGGTTACAAGAGAACCACAGTTTTGCACCGTCCACAGAACATCGTGCAAGCGACTGTTCCACGAACGAGCGCGGCATTAGCACCACCTCGTCCAGCAGCACACCCGCCAGCGTGCGGCCTTGAATCAGCGTATAGCTGGCCTCATCCTTTCCGCCGAACACCTCAAAGTAATTCGTCACGGCTCCGCGCCGCACTTCCATCACCTTGTCGCCGCGCCGCCATCGAATGATATAGCGCTCCTTCGCAAGGCTCATCGCCGTAAACGGCACGATGATGTTCTTGGTGCAGCTGTCCACCGTGCGGCCACACACACCAAATCGTTGACCGCTAAAATTCTCCATTGCCCATCGGACAAACGCCCACATCATGATGGAGGTCTTGCCGGAACGCACAGCACCGTCGCAGATCAGCGCGTCATACTTGGAATAGGGGAAAGCAAGGATTTTTGCTTGCTTTGGGCTAATCATCGCTCTCAAGCTCCTTTGCCATTTCCTTTAGGCTCTGACTGAGCGCGTCTTCCCTCACCGTGTCGGCAGGACTGCCGCCGATCATCGCCCACTTATCGATCAGCGTTCCCATCGCCGTTGTGATCTGGCTGAGATTTGCCGCCGCCAGCTTCTCCGGGTCGTTGAGCATTTCAAGCCCCTTGCCGATGAACGAACACACAAGGTCTTTGTGGTCGTTCATGTATTCCATCACATCGGCGGTGTTCTCTTCCTTTTTTTGCTCACACTTTTTCACAATGTCGGCATTCGCCCGCACAAGGTTCTTAACGGTCGTTGCAGACACGCCGTTGATTTTCGCTGTGGCGCAATAGTTGTTTGTCTGCACATAGTCCGCCAGTATTTTCTTTTTCTGCCGGTCTGTCAGACGCGCAGCCATGTCATCACCTCGTCGCTCTCGCGCGCAAAATGTCGTTCTCTCTCTGTTCTCTCTCTTTTCTTTTGGGGGATTATAGGGGGTAAGATAATACGGGGGATGCAAGGGGGAGAAGAAGAGAGGGGGAACAAGGGGGTTTTTCTTTTCTCTCTCTGAGCTATGCGATGTAAACATTTTGCTTGCAATTGCTTACATTTGCTTTGCTTCTGCTTGCATTCTTTGCGTTAATTGCTGTCGTGCTGCGGTCTAATTTCATCCGCCCGTCACAGTCTATTGCCGCTTTGATACGCCGATAAGCGTTGTCAAATTATTTTTGCTACCAGCCCCCGCCCCTTGGCCTTACATAGCAGACTTTACCCGCCCCGAAGGGCTACAACGCCGCCCACATTGGGCGTTATTCTTTCCATTGGTCGCCTTTCCCGCTTAGATTGTCGCACGCTACCGGCAACTACGCTCCGAAAAGTCGTAGCCCCTATTCCGTCAGGTCAAACCGGTCTTGACGCATCAAGACAAGCGCAGTTTTCAGCGAGCATTGTCATTCCCGTGTGAGCCATGACGAAAACGGTCTCACATTGTCCGGGCGCTACCCGGCCTCTGGTGCAGACGGCTGGAATCTAACCAACACCCCGTGCTCCCTAAATCGGCACGCGCTCTGCTTGAGCTACATCTGCATGTTGCGGGGGGCGGTATGAAAAGATGAAAAGCACCGCGCCCCGCTATGGCGCAGGAGGTAAACGCCATAAATGAGAGAACCGCAAAGGCTTTTACACCTCTGCGATTCTATTATCTCATAAGCAAATGGCTTTTTAAGGCCAACTTTTAATCATCGAGCAGCCCGTAGTTCCGTGCGACGCACTTGATAAAATCGGTATGCCAGCGTCTTGCCGTCCGGTCGGAACAGTTGACCGCCATCGCTGCGCCTTCAAGCGTGTGTGTCTTATCCCAAAACACAAGGCGGATAAATTTCAAGCGCTCTTCGCCGTCTTGCATTGCCCTTGTTTCGTTCACCGCTTTTCGCACAGCGATATTTTCTAACAAAGACACTCTGTTCAGCTCCTGCTCTCGGTCGGGGTCGTAGCGGCGGATAATGGCTTTTACATAGCCCCACCAACTGTAGCGCGGCTTACTCATGGCGCGCCACCTTTCTCTTGACCCACGCCCACAGGTTTCTCCACGGGTGGGCTTCTGCGTAGTTGGCGCGCTGCTCAGCATTGCTCCATTTCTGGTGCATATAATCGCGTTCTTCTTCAACATGCCGGCAGCCAACCGTCACTCTCGATACTTCTGCATTCGCCCGCCCAAGTGCTGCCTCGGCGTATCTTGCCTTCTCGCGCAGAATATCATTGTCCGCTTTCAGGTTCGCGATCTCGTTTGCCTTGTTGATGGCCTCGCCGTTCATTTGGCTGATCTGCTCAATCAGAGCGGCGTTCTTTCGCTGCATCGCCGCCTTTAAGTTTGCATACTCGGCAAGCAGATCGTTCTTCGCGTCAATGCAGTTTTTCAGCTCGACGACTTCCTTTTCAAGCGCCGTGACTTCTGCCTGCGCGTCCTCCACCATCTTCGCCATCTGGTCTTTGGTGTACTTCTTTACGTTGATGCTCATAATTTGGCTCCTTTCATTCGCAACTGTTCCTCCCGCCCTCTGTCGCTCACGATGCTCACGACCTTGCATTCGCCGTATCGCTCGATATCCATGGCGATTCGCTCCTTGATGCCCTGCGCGTCGGCGGCGGGAACGTTGGCTTTAATCGTGATCGTCAGCATATACATTCCCTTTCACATGCTCTTTCCACCACAGATATTCTTTGCGCTCTCGTCGATATTCAAAAATCAGGCTTTCCGCCTTGCAGATATCGCGGAATCTGTTGCTTGCTGCAATCCACGCGATATCAGCCAACCACCAGAAAAAGCATAACGCCGCAAGAACCGCTGCAATACCTCCGATCGCTACAAAGAACATTCCAACACCTTCAACAAAAGCTTCCATTCGTTACCCCTCCTTCGGCTCGCCGCAGCTGCAAAAATCGTCTTGCTGCATCGGCTTCCCACTTAACGTGCAAAGAGCCTCTCCTGATGACACCGCAAAGCTATTGATATATGCATACTTGCAGCCCTTGCACCGAGTAATGACCACAGCGTCAACGGTGGGAGCGTTATCAACAGCGTTATGGATAAGACGCAAAGCCGTACCCCCAGTAACGATCCATTCCTCATCTGATGGCTCATAGGGTTTAAGGTGGCCAAGCAGCCGATCAGCATCAATTAACCTCATGGTCAGCACCTCCATTCATCTCTGCCCTCTCAATCTCAAGAGCTCGTTCACGAAGGTCTCCAAATCCGCACTCGTCCTGCCAGCCCAGTTCCGCAGAGGCTTTTTGACAGCTCTCGCACAGATAACACGTCCACGGAGTACCATCGAAAACGCAACTGCGCTCCATCATAGCCCCCTGCTCGAATTTTCTTCCGCAACCGAAGCACACATGAGCCGCCCGCGTTTTAACGACCTTTCGCCCAACAACGTCCATGTGTCACACCTCCTTCGGCTCGCCATCGCTGCAAAAACCGTCCGCCCAGACTCCATCAGAACGGTTCATACACCATAAGACGCCTTCGGCATATCCGCTTTCCAGTCTGTCTTTCCGAT